TCTTTTCATCAGGTCAACTCCGTATCCAGAGAGATAGTGCTGGAACTGCATCTGATAAAAGGTTCCAAATGTATTATGGAACTACAGAAACAGCATCTATTACTGCTGCTGGAGCTGCCGCTTTTGAACAAGGTTTATCTGTTGGTTATGGCACTTCTTCTAGCAGCACTGTTATTACAAGATGGCGTTCGGATGTAGTATCTGCTAATACCACCGTTGCTTCTGTCAATGCAGACGGTTCTGCTGCGTTCAGATCTACCATTACATCTGGAGCGGCTGATCGTCGTGGTCAATTTTCGGGAACATGTCCTAGCACCGTAACTGCTTCATCTGCCGATGCTTTTGTAGCTACCTATGATAGTACAACTGTTCTCCAGGTTAAGTATGATGGATTAGCTTCATTTGGAGCTGCTTCAAACTCCACAGGAAATAATGGTGTAGCAGTTGGTGGTAATAACGGTTCCTTAAATATCTACACTGACAGATATACGACAGACTGTTTCCAAATTCTTAATACATCTGGTAGTGGTACAAACATTGCACTACAAGCTTTCGGTAACGGAAAACTTAATGTTGCTGCTGGAAATCTGAGAATTGAAGATGTTGGTGATGGTACTAATTCAGTCAAAATTATAACTGACCCTTCTTCGGGTGGATCAGGATCTAAACTAATTTTTGACATGGATAACAGTCAAGAGGCTGTTACCATTTACAATGCTGGTTTGAAAGTTGGTAGTGGTGGATCAGACAAAATTAATTTGAATGGATCTGATGGATCTATTACAGCAGATGGCACTATTAGTGATAATTTAAGTGTAGATGTCAGAAGAGTTAAAATCAACAATGTAACCAGTGCTCAAACAGTTAATACCTCTAACTATAGTTCTGGAGAGGCAATTGTCACTGTTGGCGGTGGTTCGGTAACATTTGAAGGAGGAGCATCTGGATTAACTGCTGGATCTATGATTACAGTGGTAAATAATCACAGTTCTTCATGTACCCTTACTGAGGGTAGTGGAATGACGCTCAGATTTACTGATGGAACTACTGGAAATAAAACATTAGCAGGATATGGAGTAGCAACAATATTGTATATTACTAATTCAGCAGCAGTTATTTCTGGTTCGGGAGTAAGCTGACATGATGCAACAAATGTTCCTTGGTATGGGTGGTGGTCTCACTGAAGTGACCGAAACACTCACATCTTCTTCTACTAGTGGTAGTAGTTGGACAGCGCCTGATGGTGTAACATCAGTAAACGCTGTGTTAACTGGAGCTGATGATATACCTCAATCCAGTTTTAGTCTGACTTTAGCAGCAAGTACAAACTATTCCAGTATTGGTAATCCTCCTTCAGAGGCTAGCATGACTGCTGCAATTCAATCATGGTTAAATGCTCACGCATCAACAATTAACTCTGGTGCTCCAGGTTCAAGAACTCTTACTGGACCGTTTGAAAATTCATTTACTTTTGACAATGGAGATACTGTAACTATGCAAGAGTCACAAGTTTTTTATAATTCTAGTCAAAGTGGAACTGTAACTGGCACAATGGCAACCACTTTTACTTCCGTGAATCACCAAACAAGTTTCGGAAGAGTTTTCCGATATTTCTCTGGGTTGTCAGCAGTGGCTGCTGGTGTTGCTGGAAACGATGCAACAATGTTTGGATACACTGCTGCAGGAGCATCCATTGGAGGATCGCCAACAACCGTTACTCAAAACAATATTAGTGTTACACCTGGACAAAGTTATTCTTTTAATAGTGGGTATGTTGCACGTCCAGGGGGCGCTTATGCCACAAGAAACGGAAGCATTGTATTGACATATTATGTCTGAACATAAATACTATTTTAGCATGAATTTACCATGGATCCAGCAAAACTGAGAACTGAGTTTCAAAAACAAATTGCAGATGCAGAACTGAGACTCAAGAAGGCAGAAGAGGAAGTTGTCTCTATCAAGGAGTATAAACTCAAACTGCAAGGCGGTCTTGAAACATTAGATTTACTTGAGTCACCTGAACCTCCTGAGGTTGACAAACCTGCTAAATCTAAGTAAACTAACTCTGTCAAGGGTTCAAAGATAAATAGTAGAGCTTTATAAGATATAACTGATGGCAGCGATACCTGTAAATATTGTAGTTGATCGTCATGCCAACTTTGATGTGACTTTCTTCATTACAAATAAGGATGGCACTCCATTAAACATGGTGGGTTATACTGGAGAAGCTCATTTCAAGAAGAGTTATAGTGCTACATCTAGCATCCAAGTTCCCCTAGTGTTTGTGAATAGAACATCAGGTGAAATTGGTATCTCTATGACTGGCGCTGAGACGGGAGTGCTTGACCGTAGAAGATATGTCTATGACATTCTTCTAGAATCACCCCAAGGATATAAGACGAGAGTCATTGAGGGCATTGTAGAAGTCAATCCTGGAGTATCCTCCTGATGGCAGAGTATAATGTAAGAGTTGGTACAAATACACATCGTGTTGCTCTGAGAGAAAATCCTCAGTACAACCTGGATGTTAACTACCAGATTCCAACAAAGTCAACACAGTTCACCAATCTGATCCTGGATGATATTTCAGCATCGTTTGATTGTGTGAGTAGTCCTGCTGTTGATACATTCAACCTCTCTGTTAATGGTGAGGCATACTACCCGATTAATGAACAGCAACTCATTATTTCTATTAATGATGTTGTTCTAAAACCTGCGGTTGATTATATTGTTTCTAACAATCAAATTGTCTTTTCATCCGCTCCATGCGCTGGCAATAAATTTTCTGGTGTTGCATTAGTAACTACCGCAGATTTAACCAGAACACTTAACTTCGTAATTGACTCTGGATCGTTCCTTATGGCGACTGGTCCAAAAGGAGATATGACCCTAGATGTTACGGGCACAATTGAGTCGTGGACTATCTTTTCAGAGACTCCTGGCAATATTGAGATGGACATTCTGAAAGCATCATTTGCTGATTTTCCTAATTTCACATCTATCTGTGGCACAGAACTTCCTACTCTAGGTGTTATAAATCAATTACAGGAGGACAAGAAAAAGGATGACAACCTCTCCACATGGAATACCACTATCGATGCTGGAGACATCCTAAGGTTCGTTGTGAACTATGTTCACGACATAACTAAAGTCACTGTATCCCTTAGGATCAAATTATAAATAATCAGTGGTATAAATAATCATACAGATAGCAACGTAATCGACAGAGGACACACATGGCACTCTTAGTAACCGACAACGGCGAAATTGATTCTCTAAGAAATCTGCTTAACTATTCGCAGAACATTCCTAGGAATCTAATTCTAAAACTGTTTAGCACAGACACATATCCTGCAGAGAGTGACACTCCCTCTCAGACTAGATATTTTGAACCATATACCGATAACAACACGATCGGTTACGGTTCTGGTCCTACTACTGGATATCCTCAGGTCATTAACAACAGAACTGACCAGGACTATGTTCAGCAGTATGGTATCCTTTTGAATGGTAACCGTTGGACCATTGAAACTGAACCATCTGCAGTTACTACCGTCAATGGTGATGGTGTCTCTGGCGAATACCTGATTACTGTTGCTAGCAATACTGGTATTAAGAAGGGCGATTATGTCACTGGTGGTTCTGTCGGAACTGGTGCATATGTTGTCGATATTGACGGCACAACCCTCAACCTGAGTGTCAAAAACAGCGGTAACTTCACTGCACAACCTCTTGCTTTCGGTAAGGGTAGAACAACTGCTTCTTATCCTGAGCAGACTTTCACCTTCGATGGTCCTGCAGGTAACATCTACGGTTACTATCTGTCCCGTGCCAACAACATGCCTACCACTATTCACGGTGTGGCAGACGCAGCAACTATTGCTGCTGGTACTCAGATTTCTAAGTCTGGTGTCAGAGGAACGATTGGTAACAACTATCTAACTCTTGCTGCTGTATCTGCAGTTACTGCTGCTACTGGTACTGCTGGTGAGTTCGAGATCAGCGTTGCTTCCACTACTGGCGTTGCTGTTAACCAGCGCGTAACTGGAACTAACATTGCTCTTAACGCTCGCGTTGCTGGTATCGTTGGTACTACTGTATACCTAGACAAGCCTAACGCTGGTGCAGTTTCTGGTGATGCTACATTCAAGGCGAATGTTGCTGAAGATCTAGCACTCGGCATGAGAGTTTCTCAGAGTTCTACTCCAAACGGTATTGATGCTAATACCATCATCACTGGTATTGACTTCGAGACAGAAGACACTGATGGAACTGTAACAGTTTACTTGAACAACCTACTGATTGAAAACATTCAGGCATCTAACGGTAACGACACTGTTCTCTTTGACTACAGCAAAGTTACTGCAACTGGTCATGGTCTAGTTGTTGGTGATGCAGTCTACATCGATCAGGGTACTGGTAACAGCACAACTACTGCTGGTACATACATTGTTCACACTGTACCTGATGCAAATACTTTCACCACTACCAAAGCAATTGATGGTACTGGTGCAGCGACTCTCTATGATGCGATCTTCTTCGCTGAGAGATTCACAAATGGTCCATACGCGATTCAAAACGCGGGTGACCAAATCAAAGTCACACTGAATGTCAGCCTCGACTGATTGATTCATTTGAACTCTTTATTATGTTGGGGGATTGCAAGAGCGGTCCCCTTTTTTATTAATGAGGAGGTCGAACCTTAATGTCAACGGTATACGAATATAAAACTGGACAGTTTGTATCGTACCCTATCGATTCTTATGCGAACGATGGGGTGGATTCGTATGCCAATGAAGTAATCGAGAGATTTGGTTACGACGACCCTTCTTTACCTGGAAAATTACACAATGTAATTTTTAGATTTAATAATAAGGATTTAAGAACATATTCATGGAATCCTTCGTCTATTGAACCGTTCATTGAGATTGACTACGGTTTAAATTCGTTGGCATTGACACCAACTGCTTTTGTTGATGGTGGGTCCGTTAGAGACACCGAAGCAGTTGAAGTGGATGATTGGGGAAGAATCATCTACACAGATACTAACTTCCCATTCGGAACACTTAGACCTGTCAGTAATACAACTTGGACAGTTGTACATGCATGGGTTGGTACAGGTACTGTATTTGAAAGAGGCGATACTTACTATCGTCTGGTTGCTCCGTACATCGTTACTGGTACACTGCATGTTACTGGTAACACCGTTACGCACTGGGTGCCAAGCATCAAGAGCGATGGTCTCTTTGGCATCCAGTCGCTTACGGATATTGCATTCTCCAAGAAAGAACTTGGAAGTGGAAATCTATTCAATATTGGTAATGGATTCTCCCTTCGTAGCAGAGCATACGAAACGCAAGGAGTTATTGAAGTTAGTGGAGATGCAGGAATTGCATTCCAGCCTAACTGGGTCGGTAGTGGTACTGTCGAAGTTGATGGTTCTGCACCTATACTTAGAACCTTCGGATACGAAGCTTCTGGAACTCTACCAGCACTCAACAGTAAGGACGAAAGAAGAACTTATTCGTACAACACATCTTCTGTTGTACCATTCGGGTATCTGGATTTTGGAACTATTCCACTCCAGACATACCAGCATATTACAAGCAACCAGACACTATCGGGAGTCAGTTCTGAGTCGGTAGTTCTGGTTGATCCTGGTGTAACGGCGAGTGTTTCACCACAGTACCAAGTTGCACTGCCTGTTGGTACTCCACAAAATACAATTGAATACGCTCCTATTTCTATTGGTAAGACTACCAGTGAGGATTGGGGATTCATTAATGTCACTGGAACTAAGTTCCCATTCGGTGTCAGTAGACTCAAGTCTGAGACACTCATCAACTTCGTTCCTAATTATGTTGTTCAGGGTGACATCTCTGTCTTTGGTGTTGCGATTGCTAAAACCAATCCAATCTGGAAAGGATTCATCATTAACAAAGTTAGTGGTGCTGCAATCACTAACTTCAGTCTCCTACATCCTGGTTCTGGTAATCTATTCAGTATTGGTGGCGGCGAAGAAACCAGAGCGTATGCATACGCTGGTTCTGGAGACCTATTCAACTTCGTCTCTACAGAAGAGAGAGTTGCTACTGATTATGTTGGATCTGGTGGTATTGAATTCAGCAATGCTGCAAATGTCAGCTTCGCACCTAACTGGATCTCTGAAGGTGTAATTGATGTAACAGGTGCTGCATCCGACATCAAGAGAACATTTGCTCAGGATGAAGTTGGTAATCTATTCGTCTTTACTGGTGATGCATATCACGAA